AATGTTTTGCGCTCTCTGATCCGCTGCTGTTACATATGCGTTGGCGGAATTAAGTTCGTCCTGTAGATACTGATTGGTTGCCGCATATCCATCAGCCATTGATCCAAGCGCACTGACCTGCATCCCCATCGCATCAATCTGATCCTGATAACCTGCCATCTCATTGTTGTAAGCCTGGGTCTGTTGATTTATCAGACCCTGCAATTCATTGGCAACATCAAAGTTATTGTCAACGGTATTATTGCCAATACTGTAATCACTCAATAGACCTGACAAATCTGTTTTTGCAAACTCATTGGCTATGCCGTCATACATATTCTTGTAAGCCTTATCTTTTTTTAGCTGGGTTTGATACCGGTTCTTGTTAACAGGGTCCAGCTTTCCGTTGGCCAGTCTGCCAAAGGAAAGGTTGAGGCTATTTAAACCAAACCGGCCCTGACCCTGAACTCCTTTCGCTAGCTGGCCAAGAACCTTTTCATAACGGGGATCAGTCATGCTGATCCCTTTCTTCCTCATCTGTTCCGCAACGTCATATCCCGCCTGCGCGTCACCGCCTAGTGCCGCAACGATGTCATCAAACTCACCGCTGCCTCGTATCCCGTACTCAGTCAGGCGTTTGCCTGCATTGGGGTTTTGATTCGACAGTGCATATTGCCTGATTTCCTCTAACTCGCTGAGCTTGCTGATGTCTCTAATGCCAAGAGCGTTCTTAGCTTTGCCGTAAATCCTGTTGTTGTTGTAATAGTCGTAGTTGAGTTCACCGGGTGTTGTTGTTGTTGTCTCACGCCCGGTCTCTGGATCAACGCTTGTGTTGCTGATACCAGGAAGGCGATTGCCGCCCTGCTTGAAGTCACGCAGGATCTTGTTGGCCTGCTGCCCTGAGATCCCACTTTTGACGTTGCCGGTGGTGCCAGGCTTGGGCGTCCCTGGTCTGGTTGGAGCTGAGCCACTGCCCCTGCTGATGTTCTGGTTGCCGGTGTTTGGTCTGTTGCTTTGAGCTTGAGCTACGGCTGCTGATTTATTGCCTGATGTTTTGGGCTTACCTGCTGCTTTCTGCGCTTGCTTGCCGACCGTGATCGTTCCCTTTTTGGTGGCCGTGATCTTGTTCTTGTTGACGCCTAAGCCACGCAGGTTTCTCGCTTCCTTGCGTGTGATCTTGCCGTCTTTTCTGGCTTTAGCGAGTGCGCGTTGTCTCTTGTTCTTCGCCATCGATTAAACCTCGCAGGAAGCGGATGACAGATCTCTGCCCTGCAGCGTATCGGATCTGATCAATTGAGTCAGTCAGTTCCGGTGTGCGCTCAGGGAAAAAACAGTCAAGTGCTTCCATCATCTCAGGTGTCAACCGGGAGCCAATTGCACGCTTCAATGAATCTATGTTGGCGGTGTCCACAGTGTTACCTTTCGCTCCTTTAGATCATAGTCGCCATGCTGCAAGATGCGCACCAGCCTGGCTTGCAGCAGTGCCAGCTCGTCGGGCTCCCTCACAAACTCCGATGGGTTCTTTTTGATCGCGGCTTCAAAGCAAGAAACAATTTTTTCCCAACATTCCACCGGTTTTTGAAAGTCAAATTCGCGCACAATTTTCTCTGCTGAAATCTTACCGACACCTTTGCAGCCTTTGACGTTGTCTGTTGAGTCACCGATTAGCACCTGTGTGTAGAAATTGAATAAGCCCTCATTGGGCGTGATGTACCAGTGCCGTTCACCTTGTGGCTTGAATGGCCAGTAGTGATGCCCTGGTATCTGGTTTAGATCCTTGTCACCACTGACGATGACAACCTCTTCCCCTTCTTTTGCAAGACCTGTTGCAAGGATGCCAAGGGCATCATCAGCTTCAATCTCGTTATGAAGGAAAGCGCCGTGATCCAGCAATAGCTCCTTTTTAAAAGCACCAAAGCCACACGGTTTCATCTTCCCGGCACGATTGGCTTTGTATTCAGGATCAAGCCGTTTCCTGAATTCACTGTTGCCTGTGAAACAGAGAAAAAGCTGTTGAACCAGATCGGCGGACTCTTCTTTTATTTGGTCATAGACAGCCCAAAAGTCCTCCCGAACATCGTTGAGATTTGTCCATATAGCCCGACCATCATCGGGAAGGTCAATGTCAACCATCTGCCTAGCGCAGATGGAATACGCAACGTAGTCAGCGTCAATAATTGCAACGGTCATTAGTTAGTCACCTTGTCTGAGTTGAGTGCATGGAGCAGATCTAGAGAGTGTTGAATTGCGCAACGCTGGCCAGCCCAATAGCCATACCAATAGTTGTCACAGTGATCAAGCTTGTTCCCGCCGTTCTTCTCTGCCTGTTGGCAAAGCTCATGGGCGCGGGTGAGAGATTCAGTTAAGACAGTCACATAGTGGCTCTCTCGTAAATCTCCTCGAAACGGCATGTCTTTGGATCGAACTCCAGCGAGCCCATCAGGCCCACTGTTCCCTTGACCCTGTTCTTTTTCAGCCAGCATTTTGTTTTGTTGGGGTTTTGTTTGTCCAATGGATTGCGTTGCAGCATCCAGATGTAGTCAGGAATTTGTGCCAGGGACATAGAGCCCCTAAGTTCACTCAACTGGGGTCCGTTTTCACCTTCGCCTTGTTCGTGCGAAAGTCCGGATCCTCTTGATAAATGGGACACGACAACAAAGGTAAAGTTGTACTGGATCGCCATTTCTTTGAGTTCCTTGATCGCTTTATCAATAGCGCGGCGCTGATCAGTGCTGAGAGAAATACCATCGGCAAGGAGAGAGAAGTGATCGAGATACACAATTTTGCATTGCTCACTGTTGACATAATGTTTGACGGTTGATTTGAAGGCATCCATGTCCTGGCTGCCGAAACTATCTAGGAGCAATAAATTCTTAGAGAAACCAACCATTGCCTCTCTAACTTCCTTTTCTTTGGCCAGTCTTTCTTGTTCCTTGGCCAGGTGAAATGGCCATCCCATGTATTCAGACAACATCCGCTCAAGTGTTGTCGTGGCCGCTTCCTCCAAGCCGATATAAGCCACCTTGATTCCGTTCCTCGCGTTATGTAATGCGAGAGATCGGCAGAAAGCACTCTTGCCCAGTCCGGTGCCACCGGCCAACATCCAACACTCACCCTGTTTCATCCCCCCGGCACAAGCCTCATTCCACTGAGCCCATGGAGTGGGGATCCCTTCATCCTGAACAGGATGCAGAACCTTGTCCAATAATTCATCCGCTCGCACAACATCTTTGACCTTGGGGCGGGTTGCATTGGTGACTGCATCCCTGATGGCTTGGCCGTCACCAGCTAGCCATGCCTCACCAGCATCCTTGTAGGCAAAGGCGACAACCCGCTTGGCTTGCGGCAGGATTTTCATGACTTTCTCTGTCGCTAAAATCCCTGCCTCATCGTTGTCAAAAAAGACAGTGATTTGAGAGAAAGATTCAATCCATTGGAGGTTGTCTTGAATGTTTTTCTCAACAGCAGCAGCGCCAGTGGTGATAGCAACAGGGAATAGAAATGATCCCCTGGTCCTGTCTGCCTCACGGATGCACATAGCATCCTTCTCACCCTCTGTGATGACAAGGTGTTTGCCATCTCCCCTGTGTTGGCCAAACAGCTGGGTGTTTTTTGACGTGCCGGACCAGCCAAATCGCTTTGGCATCACCCGCTTTTTTACGCCAACCACCCTGTTGTCCTGCCCCCTGATCATTGCCAGGTGAACAGTGTTGCCCTGACTCTCAGTAATTTGATAGTCATATTCCTGGCAGGTGCGCTTTGAGATTTTCCATTCAGGGATTTCCTGATGGGTGCCAGCGGGCAGTGCCTTGGCAACCTCAACGGTTTCGTCGATAGCGTCCGTCATGAAGTTTCCAAGTACCCCGTCTTTTGTTTCGGAGACTTGGAAATGGTTGTCGCAGCTGAAGCAATGGATTGATCCGTCTCTGCAACGGGAAGCTCCGTCTGAGCTGCCGCACGATTCGACTTCGCCCTTGCCCGCGACGTAGCCGCCTGGGCACGGTATGTGGTTCTCTGTCCAGCTACCCATGCTTGTAAAAACTCCTGGGGGATAGGGGTGGGGCACCAACAGATGCCAAATTTTTCACACCATGCGGAATAAGAAGTGGAGGATGAACGGCTCAGTTTTTGGGCAGGAGATTGGAGGGCAACAAATATTGGAAGTGTTGGGTGCTCTCTAATCACGGCAAGGAATTTGGTTCTTGCGTCAGATGGCCAATAGCCTTTGACTTCTATCCAAAAATCAAACTTCTCCCCTTTCACCAGAAAGTCTGGTGTGTAGAACTTTTTGAGGTGA